ATAATTGTGACATTTTATGTCTTCTCCTTGAATATTAAATTATTTTAGTCCCGCTAATTTGCGGATATCTAAAATGTTATCTTCGCCTACCTGAGGCTGATTTTTCGCTTCACGATCACCTGTTACCGCTTGACCTTCTGTCAATACAGCCTTTTTAGCGGCTGGCTTAACTATATTACCTTCTAGCACTGCTGGTAGGTACTTGTCAAATGATTCAGTAAGTTTTTGTGTCTTGGTAGACTCAAGTAACTCTTTCATAATCGTTTTCTGTTCAGCACTCAAAGGTGCTAGTAACTCACTCATCACTGCTTTACGTTCCATCAAATCTTTAGTAACACGAACTTCGCGTTCCTTAGACTCAATAACACGTTGCTTTTCTGTGACAACTGTTTGTGCTTCGGCTAACTCTGCATCTTTCTTTTGAATAATCTTAAGCAATTTGCTTGTTTCAGATTTTTCATTTAGATAACTTGTAGAATACTCCTGGGCAAATGCTTCAAATACTCGACGACCGAATGCGTTACGACGAGCAGAATCGATGTCTTCTTTCAACTGATGTAACTCAGTATTCAGTTTCTTCGTAACTGTCTCTTGTACTAATGCGGCGCTTCTCATAATGAAACGTTGTTTTACCTCATCGAATTTCTTCTTAGCTTCACGTACTAACTTAACTTTCGCTTCTGCTAGTTCACGTTTGTCTTGACTAAACTCGTTGATTTCTCTTGCTAGAGCAGTTACAATGAACTGTTCTAACTTAGCAAAATTCTCTGCAACCTTTTGACGGTCGTTTTGGAATTCTCCTAATTCTTTACCTAACTGATTAATAACAAAAGTTTCCATCATTTTAGAATCTCTTGCCATCTTGTTTTGATAAGCAACCTTGGCTTCCACCAATCCTTTCTTATCTTCCACAAGCTCAGCCATCTCTGCGGCCAATCTATCGCCAACCATTTTGTCGAGTGCTTCAACAATAGAACGCTTATCGTGTTCATACTTTTGAGCAAACTCTTCTCGTAGTTCAGCAGTGACTTGGTCGCGGTTTTCTTGAATCTTAGCACTGAAAGCAGAGTCTAGTTCAGAACCTACGTCCTCACCTATAACACCACTCTCTACTAACCTCTTGAATGCGTCCATCATCGCTTTATCTCCTTAGGTTTTTAAGCCATTTATGATACTCAGCATGGCCTCACGGACATACTTTTCTGCCTTGGGATCTTTTTGTACCTCCTGCGCAGTCCTAAATGCTCTATGACCATTACGACTATTCATCAAATGTTCATAAATTGGTGTAGGATATGCTACCGGCGCACTTGGTTGAGCAACTATATCAACTGTGATAATCTCGAACTCAGATACTTGACCGTTGCTTTCGTTAACGTTTCCGCTACCTCTAGAACTTACACCAAGTTTTACACCGCTTTCAAGCATAGTCTTTACTAAATTACCCATTGGGGTAGGAAGGATTTTCATCTTTCCATAACCATTAGGACCGTCCATCCACATATCAGTGATCATGTGTGACACACGGTCCAAATTTACTTTTAAGTCTTCAGGATGATCTACCTCACCTAGTACAGAGTAACCATTTTGGATTTGATCGTTTAGCGTTTTAACTGCAATAGTAATTTCATTCACAGGGTAAACACGCTGGTTAGCGTTGCGAATACCGCCTTGAATTGCAATGCCTTTTAAGTACAGACTCTTGCCTTCCTGACCTTCAACAGACTCTACCACGCATCGTGCTTGATCAAAACTTAAATGTTCTCTTAGGTAAGATATTTTCATTATTAAGCGTTCCTGTTAGGTGCGCCTGTCAATGGGCTCTTAGTATTAACGGAACCAGTTTGACCTGATTTACCACCTGTACCAGCACCCCATCCTTGTCCTTCTCCGCCAGTGCCCTTCTTCTCAGCGCCGTGTCCGCCACTAACTTTGCTTAGTGCCGCACCTGACTTCATGCTAGAAGTTGCTTTGTTAGAGATATTCTTTTCAACACCTTTAGTGTACTCGCCTTTAGTAGCGCCAACTAAACCACGTGAACCTTTGTCCATATTAGGACTTGTTCCACTCATTTCGCCAACACCTTTAGTGTTTTGTAAAATGTTGTGTGCGTTTGCACCAGTTGTTGGCTTACCTTTACCAGAACTAACTGGGCTTGGTGTGTTGCTTACGTCTGTTTGACCAGCCTTGTCTCCTTTTCCTGAACCGATTGGTCCTGGTGTTTTCATGCTGTTCTTTTCCCAGTCGTTACCAACTGCATCACGATATTCACGAACACGTTGACGGCTTTCAAACATGCCTTCGTCTTCGTCATCATCTTCTTCGCTGTCGTCTTCTTCACCGCCGAACTCTTCACCGTCTTCTTCACCG